GGTAGATATCAGTGCATTGCTGGCAACTGACATTGATCCTAGACCATTTGCTGATCTGACTCCAAGTCGTGCAATACCGGTGTGCAATCTCTCCCCCATAGTAACTTCCTAAATATGGGGTTGTTCTGAGGAGATCAATATTGCCTCTGGTGAAAGCTACATGCTGAATCAGCTGCTTAAGGGATGAATCAACTCCTGGCTGCATCATAATGTCACTTAGTCTTTTGATAGCTCTTGATGGGGCGGTGGACGTTATAATCCTATACCCGTGAGAACTACGATGTTCCCTTGTTTGGCGTCCTAGATAGGGAGTGTGGGGGCCTCTTTTCCAGTTGGCATCTTTGCCAATGTTATTGCCGAGTACCCCACGAATGCCTTGGTGTGTCGGAGGAAGCAGCGACACATCTACCTCCTGATCCCATGGTGTGTATGCCGTCACCCCGACGAGGTTGATTTCGGTTCCTCTGACCCAGAAGCCTCTCAAGAGTTCTATCTCCTGGTATATATCTACAATCCTTTTCTCTATGTAAGGGAGGCTCCTGATTTTCCTCACAGTTTCCATGAAGTGCGAGAGACCAGAAGCAAGAATTAGGCCAACTGGGTCCACATCATCGTCCTTGGAAACAAGATCCTGGATTGTCCGAGTCGCTGTAAACATCTTTCCGATAGTCTGAGATGCCCCGACAACAGACCAGCCTAGTATATCTGAGGCAATGATAGGGTTGAGAGGAGACATAGTCTCCAGTGACCGGACAAGGGCTTCTTTGTACACAGAGACATCAGCTGCCATGAGATCTTTGATATCTTGGTTGCAGGACAGAGCGTAGACCGATTCCCGGCTGATACGCTCAACTGCTTGAACAGGACTTGCCCCGCGCGAAAGAGGAATAGCGTAAGGATCTGTAAAAAGAGCTTCTGTAGAGGGCTTCCTCTCCATCCAGTCTCCTGAATGAAGAGCAAACACCCATCTCCGCACTAGGGGGGATCGTCCTTGCATCAACATCAAATGAGCATAGTCTTTAGAGAGGGGATCTGCTCCTCCCTTGTACAGGAAGCTAGTGATGGTTGCTGTCTCCAATCCTCCGAGACTACTTGGGAACACCAGCAGAGCCCATATCATATTGAAGTCCATTTCCGATATGGTGCGGTTAGTGACTATTGATGTCTCAACAGGTCGCGTGATTTTGAGTGATGAGAAGTAAAGGGCTGCATGGAAGCAATACAAGAAGTATCCTAGAGTAGGGAGCTTCAAACTTTCTGCCCCAGCCTGTGCTTGACTAGAGAGAGCCCCTACCGACGCAGAGACACTTGGGAAATCAGCACTGCTATGCGGCATCATTCTGCTATAGGCTTTGCATGATGTGAAGTACTCAACCCCATCAACATAAACATTCTTGCTGTATGTGATGACTGAGGTCGACGACAGTGTCTCATCTGTTTTGACAAGTTGACCAACTCTTGAACAACTCTCCTGGATTGAGGCCTTGATGTCTGCTGTTAATGATCTGACAAAGTCATCAGGATCACATGAATCTGGGACCTTCACAAAAGCCATGACCGTCTGGTTGTCAGCCTGTCCTATTTGATAATACCTGAGGCCGAATGACCTTAGGGCTATGTCCATCATTGGAT